TGTTTGTCCTTTGTTTCGAGTGAATGTATGTATTATAGACCCAAACCGATTTATTGTCAAGCCGCTTGCTTTGCTTCCATCATTTCAGACAGGATGAACTTAGCAACGTTCATTTGCTTACGAACGTGTTCAACCGAGCGGGGGCCAGTGCCCATTGCCATCATTTCTTGGCAGTCACTCATGATGCCCATCACAACCATTTCCAGACCAGAAAACTTAGCAGTGATGCTTTCCATGTACTGTGTACGGATATCAGACTCAGACATACCGTAGCACTTAGATTCAAATTCAGTCATTTCAGTTCCTTTTATCGATTCAATACATGTATTATAAGCCCAAATCCAATTATTGTCAAATTTTGGATGCAAAAAAGCCCCGACTAGCAGGGCTGTTGTTTGAATACAACAGTATTACTTTTTAGACTGTGTACTTTGATTAACAAATCCGTACATCTTTTCAGCAGTCTCTAGGATCTTGTCTAGACCTGGGAACTGTGGCATTTCAACTGTAGATACAAGTTGACCTGTTTTTTCATCACGCTTGGCACTCATTTCCCAACCATGAAATTTCATAGAATATTCTGATTGAACCATGTCTTTAGCCATAGCTAAGATATCTGTTCTGAGTTCATAACCATTTTTGTTAAATTTAACTTCTGGCATTTTTGGTGTAAAGTCTGTCATTTTATTTTCCTTAAAAAGTGTATGTGTGTTTATTGTATTTTGTGTTGACTGGAATGTCAACGGGTTTTGGTAATGTGCCATGATTAACCCATTCCCAATCTTCGTCGGTCATCGGTTGCCATTGGTTCATTTTAGTTTACTCGCTTTGTATTCTTTAAAAGATTGAATGGCTTCAAGTATACTACGAAAAAATTCTTTCATAGAAATCTCCAATCTGATTGTTTGCGATGAAATTCGTATGTCAAACGATCTATGTCGCCCACATCTTGTGGGTTTCTGCCTACTATGTATTTTTCTAGTGCTGTTCCGTAGGTGTCTGTAGAGAAACCTAGGAACGCTATTAGCATTCCTAAAAGTTTCATGATTACTTAGCCTTCTTTTGATTGAAAGCTGGAACCATTGCTTTGTACTGGTCAGCTAATTGTGTATAGAAATCTTTGCTTGTGAAAATCATACCCAAAGCCATAGCTGATTGCATTCCTGCATCTGCGGCTGATTTAGTATATTTTGCTTGTGCATCAACGAATGAATTCATTGCATTTTTGATGCCTTCGTGTTGAACTGTTTGTTCTACGAATTTCTTTTTGAAGTCTGAAACGCCGTCAATAAAGGCGTAAGTTGCTGTGTTAAACATGTTTATCTCCTATGTGTGTGTTTAAGTGTTGAGTTTTTAAGTAGAACTCTAACTACTTTATTTATGCCTTATTATAGCATGTCTCACGATATTTTTGTAGAGCTTGCTCTCTAATCTCAGCCAGTCGTTTAGTGATATGATCGGGTAATTCTGTATCATTATCCCAAAGATTCTTTGCTTTAATTAGTTTAGGTCTACCATAACTACGATGAAGATCAAACTCCTCACCGTAGTCATCATCGTTATAGTCTACTTCACTTAGCGGCTGGCTTTGCGTCTGCTTTTGGAGCAGGTGCTGTTGCAGCCTTTTTGTCCTGGACAGGGCTTTTAGTGGCATCTGCTTTGGGAGCAGCCTTAGCATCCTCCTTCTTCTTAGCCAACTTCATTTCAGTCTTTGGTGCTTCAGCTTTTGCAGGAGCTGCCGGAGCCGCAGCTGGAGCTGCCGGAGCAGGGGCCACGACCGGTGCTGTTTTACCAATATTTTCTGGTTGCTTGGCAGCTTGAGCGAAGGCAGTAGCGATACCAAAAGAGGCGATAAGAGCGATTGCGATATTTTTCATGTTAAGTTTCCTTTAAGTTTATGAAATCGTAGATTTTTGTGTCTACATATATATAACGCGGTAGCCTGTTGTTTCGTTGACAAGTTCTTGCCCATTTTAATAAATACTACATGTTATACATATCTTATCAAGGAATTTACGACGGGCAAAACTACGAAAAAGCCAACACCCCCAATCAAATTGGAACAGCGTTTAACAATGGTTTTTCTTGTATGGTAGATGTTTGGAGAGTCAACAACAAACTTCATGTAGGAACTGCAAATGATCTTATTGAAGTCAGTGATGCTTATTTACAAGGTAATAGATTTTGGATTAGTTGTCAGGATCAAGCTACATATGACTGGTTTACAACACAGTCAATTAATCTGTATCCTAACTATTTTATCTTTGAGGCATCTACTCCACCTCCACCGTATGCTACTGCAAGCAACGGTAAACTAATCACTCCAGGGACTGTTCCTATTAATAATAACAGTGTGATATTTTTACCCGAGATTCAAGATAGGGGAATGCTGAGTACAGTAAACTTAAGATGTTATGGTGTATGTAGCACTTATTTAACCTTCATAAAACGAATGCGTAACGAAGGTCATTGGTATTAATTTATCTTCTTACTTTTACTGACGCTAGATAATCTTGTAAGTTCCCATATAGACCTAGCATCATTGCTATTTTACTGTCAAAAATTCTTATATAGAATGATTTGGTCTTTTCTTTCTGACTAACCCCTATGTAGTATGGGCATTTTATTTTCTTGTTTAATTCCATTACAAAGTTGTGATAACTTTGTCCATCTTGTTTAAACTCATAATCATAGAATTCTATTTCTGCTAATTGAAAAGCAGTGAGTCCTATCTCAGTCAAGCGCAATCCCTCTTGTCTGCCAGTTTGCCACCATTTGAATACTACATCTTCAATTGGTAGCTCGTGGTATATCCTATGTGATTTTGGAATCTCTGCTAATACAGCCTCAGTTATTTGCTGTTTAATCGACTTGTTGGTCATCTGGATATACCACACTACCCGAGTTCATGAATACAACGGTAAATTTATCCGTCTTAAATTGATTGTTTAATTTGCGGCATAAATTTCGTGCATGTCCGGGGTTACTGAAACTTGTCTTTTTATACTTAGGTGTTGTTGCGTTATCTAGATAATGCTGTGACTTTAAATTGATAGGTTGTCCATCATAAAACACAGCCCAAATGCCAGAGGCCTCAACGACTTGGTCGCATTTGTATGTCTTCTTGTCCACTAATTCTAGTAAGACTTTGGGTTGTGATCTGCTCATTAAAAACTTCCGCCTTTGATTTCTACTTTGATTACAGGTTCTTCATCAGGTTTCTTTTCGCTAAGATTCTTATACTGGTCTGCTAACAACTTAGCTAATTCATCCCGTAGGCCTCGCGCCTCAATAATCGGCATAACAAAGTCTCTGCCCTGTTTACTCTCTATCATAGAAACCCTATCGATAAACCTTTTGATGTGTATCATAGATTATTTATCATGCTTTCCGCTTCGGCCTCAGTTTTAAAAGGACCGTGATAAGGGTATCGTTGCACAAATATATACTTCGGACACAGTATTGTTTCAAAATTACCGTTCTGATTAATAGCAAACCAGCCTGCCGCATAGTAGCATTTGCTCTTAACCGTCTTTGTATATAAATGCAATCTACGCTTAATGTCTAACATAGAGTTATAGACTTTTCCACTAGTAGGGTAATTTGCAAATGGTAGCTTTGCTGTACTTCTATCAGTTTTTAGTGTTTGAAATTGAATTCTAGTCTTTTGTTTTAGTTCACTGGTGTTTTCAAATCTACGACTTACGCCGTTTATTTTAACTTCGAATCCAGAACCTTCAGCAATAACATTACCTACTTTTTGTTCTCCGTCAGTGACTACCCAATATTGATCTTTGATGATCGGTTTAGCAACTAGTGCATTCATTCTTTTTCTCCGTCTTTGTAAGTGTACCATCGATTTTCATCGTAATTCCAATGTCTTGTATCAGGCATTGAGATTCTAAATTCCCATCCGAATAGACTGATTTCAAAGCTGGGGCCAGCATGGTCACTACCAATAAAATTAGTAGACAATCCGAAACTGAACAGTGTGTAGTTATACTTGAAAAATCCAATCTCCAATGATGTGTGCTTTCCTATCAACCATTCACCTTGATACAAATCTCGCCATGGATTCTTCTTTTCGTTGTGAAAGGGGTTTCTCACGCTAAAGCTTAAATCAATCATTATCTTCCCTAATCTTCATAAAAGGTATGATATCGTTATCAAAAATTTGAGACATTGTACGCCATAATCCTGTTCGTTCAGATTCAGTCATCCCTGCTATCCAAGGTGGATCACTGGGATCTTTATTTAGTCCGTAATCATGTCGGTATGTATAACACATCGATGTTATAATCTCTTCCCTCGTCTTCATTTCAAATATGTTCATCTTTAGTCAACTCACACATCAACAAGAAATGCTCGTATGCTTTCTTTACAGATGGGTTCGTCATTAATTGTTGGGCCTCTTCCATCATAGCCTTAACACCTGCCTCTGCACAATCACGTACACTAAGCCCATATAAGGTACCTAGTTCATCACCCATTTCTTTGGCTAACTTTTTCCATGCTTTTTGTTGTGCTTCTGTAATAGGTGTACTCTTTGGGCGTAGCTCACTGGCTTTGCTGATAGCACGACAGATGGCATCCTCTGCTACTCTGCCGGCGGCAATCATAGCCGCATAGTTAGGATCAATACCGAACCTGCGACTAGTTCCGCCGGGATAAACCATAACCAAATGAGTGCCCTTTGGAAAAGAGTCCAAAAGTTCGTTATCATATTCTGCAACTGGAACATATTTGCGTCCTTCTTTAATGTAATAAATCTTTTTCATTGCTCTAATACTTCCCAAATTAATTCTTTGGTCTTAATATATGCTACTGGCTTTACCCAGCCCCTGTCAATACAATCGGCTAAAATCAACTTGTACTCATATGGACATTGGTTTGAAATTTCTAAACCTGCACGTGGTACTATTTTGATACCATCGGTCATGTAAAAGTGTTCATCGTCCCGTTGAATTTCTTTGAAACGATTTTCCATTGCAGTGAAATTAGTGTTCATTAAGTTGTCCTGTATATGGTGCGTTAAGCCACTTGCTGAAAGTCTCGGCATTTTGAGATAATTTTTCAAGTTTGTACTTCCCACAAAAGCGCAGGAAATGTACTCCCACTTGCGGAGTAGTAGTTACTCTGACAGATTCTCGAATACGCTGATCGAACTTTTGCTTCATGTCCTCGGGTTGGGCAGTAAGATCGATAAGGGCACGATTGCGTTGAAAATCTTCACGAACCCTGTGTTCGAGACCCTCATGGTCAACAAATTTCTGCAACATAAAATTGTTATAGGCGAAGCCCATTTTATCACGGTCCTCAAATGCTTCCTTGATACCAATTTTGTTCTTTGTACCCTTTTCACGCACACCTGGGTATGCTGGGAAAATATTATCTGAGGAATCTCCCCTGCAAATTTTCCGCCAGAGCAAATACTCGGGAGTACCTTCAAGTACTTTTTGTACTTTAGTTTTCTTATCGATAACAGGCTTGCCGTTTTCTTTCCAATATCCATCTAACGAAATTCTATGACCTTCTACGCCATTAAAAATATGCACTCGCTCATTTAGGCATTGGATGTAATCCTGATCCGTTGAAATTATCCAGTGGTTGTCAGATGGGTGCAGTGCGATGAAGCGGGCAATCATGTCATCCGCCTCAGCTTCCTCATGTCGTAGTACAGTTATGTTGGTACGGTCCTTAAAATAATCCGTTAGAGATTCATACGTTTGCCAAAACATCCTGTTTTCTTCAATCTCAGCCTCAGTCTGAGATTTTTCATCTACTATACGATTCTTTTTATAAGGTGCGTACATCGCTTTTCTAAACGACCTGCCTTCTAAACAGACTACTACGTGATCGATGTTATAAAGGCGCACGGCCTGATTAATTGACGAAAGTGTAAGATGAAGTGCGAAAGCCGCTTTTTCTTCCGGATCACTATTGCGTGATGCAACGTGACGAGCACGAAAGAAAGTGTTGGCATTATCAATTAGTGCGTAGTTCATTTTTGAAAATAGGTATGTGTTGATATGTGTCTATTATAGACTACTATTTAATAAATGTCAATTTTATTTTTTCCGAAACAAATATACACCTTCGTACTTGAATCCATTTTGTAGTTTATTGTTGCCCTTTCCGGGGCGCACATTTAGCATCATTTTTAGGGTATCAACATGTTCAAAATTTAATTTCTTTGATAGCTCAATCCATCTATCAACTACTTTAGTCTTACCCTTATCATAATCAGCAATATTTACAGCATAGATAGCATCGTCTACAAGTACCTTATGTAACATGGTTAGTGTGGGTTCAACATAGAAGTCAAACCAGGCATCCAAATTGTTATACCGATTCATACATTGAGTTTCCTCATCACTATAAATTTCTAAATTGAAGTAAGGTGGGCTACTAAAAGCCGCGTCAAATGATTTTTTGGGAGCATCAAAATTTTCACTACAGCAATGATTCATTTGATATCCGTTACCAATTGACAAATCATTAAGCATACTACCCAATGCATCTAATCCAATATATGTACTAGTATTAGGGTCTATACCTGTATAATTGTATCTCATCATACTAGTCATAGATCCCAACATTCTACCACCATATCCACTAGAGAAATCTAATACATTACCGAACATATTAGGACAAATATATTCATAGATAGCACGTGCATTTAATGGTTTAAAATTTTGAATGGTTCCACCACCGGTGAGGTCTAGTGCCCGGCGTATACTTTGTGGCAGTACGGCTTTATCACCTTCATCTCTGTTTTTGTAGCAAATTTGAATAGCTGCCTTTAATTTTTTGTCATTGTTAAATCTGTGTCGCAAACTAACTTCAGAATAATTAAAAGTTTTTGCATCTTGCATATTGGGAAACCAAAAACGACTAAAACTTTGTCCCGTTGTCATTCCTGTTGATATTTGTTTATTTTCAAATGATACTGTTTTATTAGTTAGATTTTGTAATTCTTCCACACATCCTTCTAATGAGTAGTAAGTGATGGGCAACACATTTTTAGTGCGATATATATCAAATACTTCCTGTTGTATTAAGGCCTTCCCAACATCATCAGCTTTTTCCCACTTTTCTTTAGATAGGTTTTTTAAATCTTTTTCAACACTTTCATAACCAGTTGAAATTTTTTGTGTGGGAGTAAAATTCCATTCCTTGCATATATCACTATAATACTTTAGTACCTTAGGATTTGTAATATTTGTCATAAATTTCTTTAACTTTCTTATAATTATTTATTGAAGGAATACGTTTCCAAAAAGCAACTCCATTAGCAGGTGATGTTGCACTCAATGCCCTACTCAACATTACAATTGGTTCAGTATTCCAATACTTAATAAAACGTTCAGCTTCATTTGGGTCTTCCATTTTAATCCATAACGAATTGTGTCCTGTACCAAATTTTGGGCTAGCATATTTTACTGGGCTCTGGTGATTGCGGCCGCCGTTTTTACTAATAACAATTTTATGTTCTCCTACCCCTTCAGAAGGAGTAATGATACTTTTACTCACGTACACAACTTTCCGATAATCATCACCTTCTCTACCAACTTGAAAGATTAAGGGAACTTTACCCGGATTGTTAATGACCGCTTTATTGTTTATATAATATGATCCATATTTAGCATCATACCCTTTAAATTTTTGACTCAACACTTCGAGTGCATATTGATATTGAATCAAATCATTGTTTGGTAAAAACGGTGGATTATCGACAGTTAAGCTAATCTCGTCATTTGAAATAGTGACTAGTTTATTATTTTTAACAGGTTCAAATACCATCATGCACTGTGGTGTAAATGATCCGGTCAATGCTAGATACCTATATGATGTTAATTCATGTATCTTATTTTCTGTATAAGAGTTTTTATTAGCACGACCGGTCACAATCATCAATTTACATTGTTTCCTCCATAATGGTACAAATCGATTGATAGTAGAATAATCCAAGTTGCTTAATACATAATCAAACTTAGTACGTAATTCCATGCAATCGTGCTGGTCAATATTAATATTGAAGGTGTTATCGTTTATAGCACGTTTCAAATTTGAATGCGCTACTTTTACTTGAGTATTATCAATGTCGGAACCAAATAATTGATTACTGAAGATATGTATTAGGCGTTGTGTTTCATCGGGTATTACTTTTGCAAGAGAGTTCATTAATACATCAGCAAGAACCAAAAGTATAGATCCTGTACCACATTGTGGATCACAATATGTAGTATTGGGATTAGTAAGGTCCTTCTTAGGGATTTGATTAATCAGAATACGAATCTGATCCTCAGGCAACATTGTCTGGTTGCTATTAGCATCATACAGTTTAATCTGATTGATACGTTTTTTAATGTTATTGAAAATCATTATATTGACCAATTGCCCTGTTAATTGAAATGATGTTTATTGCTGGTTTAATCTTGTTCCACTCTTTTGGAACAAGTCCAGTAATATCCTCTACTACTGTAATGTCTTTATAGTTGATTATATCATCTAATGAACTTATTGTCAAGTTATCGGCCCAAGATACATCAATTAATTTGAAAATTTGACGTAATGCATATTTAATGCGTAGTACAGTCTCCTCATCTTCTGACACTTCCTTAGTTGTTGCATTAGAAGTTTTTTTGCCTAAACGTTTTTTATTTGAACCAGTCAGAATATCATTAGTGTTGAGTTGACTATTTGCATTTTTATTTTTTGGATCAGCTTTTTTATTAGCAAGTAATAGAATAATGTCATCAGTAATACCGGCAATATCTACAGCATTACCTACACGATCCATATAATTATTAATATCAGATAAGAAACGTGTAGAAATGGTTCCACCGTCAATTATATTCCAAACATTACCTACGTAATCATATACTTCACTGACCGCTAACCATTCAGCTAGAATTTTATCTACTGGGCGATTTTCAGCAATACTTTGTTGTTCGCAATGTTGATACATTACATTTACTAGACGTTCAGGTGCATAATCAAAAACAATAACACTTTCTTTTTTACCATCTGACCATGGAGTTTTGCAACGGAAACTTCCTTGAAAGTAATCAGCCGCACTCTTGTCATTATTCATTTGGTGAATACTCCACCATTCAGGTACACTAGTACCCTCTAAGAAACGTCCGCATGTAATTGTAATTGTACCGGCACCGTGTTCAATATCACTACGTTGAATCTGATCCGTTACATCCTGAATATTTTTCACTCCTAAACCACTAGCATTGATAATTGTTCGCTTGCTAAAGAACGGGTGTTCTGCCAGCATTTTTGCTAAGGCATTAATTGCGCTAACATCGTTGGGCAATACCCATAATGTATGACGGCAAACTTTGTCAGCAAATGGTGCAAATCGTTGTGGTGGTTTTTTGTATGTAGTTACCGCAAAGTTGAGAAACTCATTCACAGCCATTACGTTCTTAAATTCTTCACCTTCAGTAGCAAACAATTTAGGAAATGTAAAACCATCTTCACCGAGATATGATTTAACTTTGTCAGGAACATTAATCATTGCATAATTAATATCAGCACGATATTTAAATGCATCAGCTACATCACCGATAGCTTGTTTACGCAACATTTGTTCTTCAACATAATCAAAGTTGTAAATGTCATCCTTATCATACCTACCACTGAGTACAGTTTTATATGGAGTGCCACTCAGTTCAATTTTCTTACCAAACTTCAATGTATTCCACAACCGTTGTGTATTGTCAGTTAGTGTAGCATAATGCTGTTCATCAAAGAACACAATATCCCAATATTGGGCAAAGATTTGCTTCAACAGTTCGTTTGGTTTGTCAAAGTGCTTATTGATAAATTGCAAACTTACAATAGTGACATTAACTTCTGCATTATTGTAAATCAGTTTTTTTGTTTTCTTATAATTATGAAATTCCCACTTGTCATAATTAATATGACTTTTTTTTCCACCGGGCAAAAGTTCTGACCAGCTATCAGTCACCCCAACCTTAGCAGTAACAATCAATATTGATTTTGCTTTAGTAGCCCTTGCGATTTCATACGAAATAAAACATTTGCCGGCTCGCATAATTGCATTAATCAACAGGTCACTCTTTGATGTAAGCCTGTCTACAGCCCAATCTACAATTTTTTGTTGATAATCAAATGCAGGGAATGAACACAATGCCGAAACACCATATCGGCGCTCATTTATAATTCTTTTAACTTCATCTGTTACATTATTAACAGATTGTTGTGTAGGGTCAAAGAACCACTCACTAGAATTATTATCACTGGGTACCCACATACCCATTCTTTTCATACGTGCGTGTAGTAAGTTTTGTTCTAATTGTCTTAGATTACTCAAGCTTTGGTGTTTTTCACCTGTCTCACAAATGTCGGATACATCTTCTACATGTAGAATTTGATAAGTGTCGGCACTGTTAGCCGCTGTTAGTTGTTCTTTAATTCTAGCCTCGGCCGCATCAAACGCAGACTTTGCCTTGCGTCTAGCTGATCCTACTTTTGCTCGAAAAACTTTTTCATTTAATTTAGTAGTATAAATGTAAACAGCCGTATAGTACTTCATAGATATTCCTTTAGTTTCAATACTATGTATTATACACCCAAAGTGGTTTATTGTCAAATTTCAGAGTGTTGTGTTTTTACAACACTTTTTCAACTTACCTCAGTACGTCCATTTCCCAAATCTTTACTGACTACGTTACGTATATCCCCGGGAGTCCGTTTATTGGGATCAGCGATTTCCTGTTCAAAGGTTTCCAAAACAGTTGATCTGCACAGACTAACCCAATATCTATCTACGATATCATTGTCGGTGTCAGTGTCTTTCATTTTGTAACCTGCACGAATCAGATTCAAAACAAACTTATCGTTGAAGTCAAGTTCTACTGAGCCACTGTTAATGTCATTAGGATCTACTACCATCCTAACAATGTTAATATAGGGTTCCCCTGCCGCTGTTGCCTTTTCTTTTGCAGTAAGTTCAGGTACAACTTTCTTTTCTTTTGGTTTGCGAGGTTTCTTAACCTTCGGTGCTTCTGGTTCCTTAGAAGGTTGAGGTTTTACCTCTTCTTTCTTAAACATATTTCTTAATTTATCAAACATTTACATATTCCTCATATAGTTTGAAGCTAGCCAAGTTCTTAGCCTTTGACTCGCACATCATATCGAATTTATCATTGAAAGTCATAGCCCACTTATTTACTGCATGATTCCAGTAGTAGTCAGAATGTGCGCGGAGCTTTTGCTTGTTGCTACCATTAGCAATCAGGCTCTCGCGGCAAGGTAAAGTATCAGGGCAATGACCAACAAGGATATCTTCACGTGAAACACTATAATGTAGAGTAGGGCGAACATGGCGCCAAGAATCAACAACCCGTTGAACCCGCTCGTCGGATACAGAAATGTATTCTCCTGAATTGACCCAGTGGTGATGAATGTCCAATACAATTGGAAGCAGATCAGATAGAGTAAGGCAATCGTCAAGTCCCCAGGCATTTTCTTCGTTCTCGATGGTGATAGTGTTTCGTGCTTCGGGGCTAAGACGTTGATATGCTTTGCGGATACCTTCAGGACCTTGACGACCACTAATGTGAACGTTGATTTTCATGTCCTGAAAAGTTTTACCGTAACCCATAAATCTAGCCATGTCAGCATGATATTCGAATTCTTCAATACTCTTATTTACTACCTCAGGACGATCACTCGCAAGAACTACGAATTGGTCAGGGTGAAACGACAAACGAACATTGTTTTGTCGTGCAGTCTCGCCGATGGGTGCCATCCAACGTTCAAGACTAGATTGAATGTCAGGTTGATGCCAAAAGTCTTTGTATTCATCATGGGTGTAGAAGCTAAACATGTCGCTAGTGATACGCAACATACGTAGTGGTTCGGGTAGAGTAGCTACCTTTTTAACTAATGCATGTGTATTAAGAATATTGGTTTTTGCAACGTCAATGATTTTTTCTTCTACTAGTGAACGTTTGTTTCTGTTAGCCCATGCTAATGTAGTACCACCTGTATTAAGACCCTCGGTGCTAGCAATCTCGCCTTTTTTGTTGATTTCAGCCCATTTGCAAGCAAAGCCGATACGTTTAGTGGTAATGTCAAAAGAGTGCATAATAGTCCAGAGTGATAAATATTACATAGTGTACAATAAATCGTATTTATTGTCAAATTTTACGGAAATAAACATGAGAATTCAACATTTATTAGAAGGCACAGAGCCACAATTGCCCGGAGCACCAGAGGGTATACAGATTATGACACCTCAACAATTCGTTGCTAAAGCTGGTGACATGCCCGGTGAAGAAGAAGTAGATGAAGGTTCCGTTGAACGAACATCAACCGGACTAAGGCACGCTAGCGATAGTGACTATCCTGATTATCCTGGATCACAGGGAAGAGAATTTCAACAAGATCCTGATAGACTAGATAAATCAGTAACAGGTAGACTAGATAAAGCATTCGGTGTTAATTGGAATCCAAAGGGTCGCCGAAAAGAAATCAGCGGTGATCCAACAGGTGTGTCAGAAAGTGAAGACCACTTGAATAGAATTCGTAAACTATCTGGCTTGGGTGAAGCAACTAAACTACCAGCACAAAGTCGTGAGTTTGGTGGACAAGAGTTTCAAGACTACATGAATCGTATCGCCGGTACTCCTGATGTAGACAAAGCAGGTAATGTCAAGACTGATAAAAAAGGTAATGAGAAGTATGTGTCTGGTAAAACTAAGAGTGACAGATACAAAATGCCCTATATCCATCGTTCAAGTGTTATCACATACTTGAGTCCTGATGGTAAGACATACGATGAAGAAGCAGTTAAGAAAACATTAGCAATTCGTCCTAAAGCTTTATTAAAGCAAAACGAAAAGATGAAGCATTCAAACGGTGAGTTTGAACAGTTCTTTAACGTTGGTTTTGCCGCATTGACTGGTATCGCATTAGACGAACAAACTAACAACCTAATCATCGTAAACACATGTCCTGGTGCTGGTTCATGTAAAGTTGATTGCTTCGCTATGAAGGGCGGTAAAGTTCAGTTTCAAGGTCCATGGCAAAGTGATGGTCGCATCTTGACATATCTATTGAATGATCCTGATGGTTTCTTCAATCAACTAAGTGCTGAGATTACAAAAGAATCAGTTGCTGGTAAAAAAGGCGACAAGAAATTCCCTAATGGTTGGGAAACTACGATTCGTTGGCATGACGCCGGTGACTTCTTTAGTCCAGAATACTTAGACATGGCATTGAAGATGGCTGCAAAGCATCCGGATGTTAAGTTCTATGCTTACACAAAGATGGCTGGTGCAGCACTTGCACAGAAACCACCTAACTTCATTATCAACTGGAGTGAGGGTGCTCACACAAGTCAAGAGAAACAAGTTAAAGCAAGTGATGCCAACTTAGATACAACTAAGAACAGTCGTATTGTACCAGACGAAATATTCCAAGATTTGCTAGTTAAGGACGAAAAGAAGAACTTGGTTAAGGGGGAACAAGGCCAGTGGCAAGTACAACCTGACAAGTTACCTGAACTAAAGCAAAGATTGGCTAAAGAATATGGGTTGAGTGCTAACTCAATCTTAGATTACAATGAATACATGGCTAAGCGTAAGTCTATCCCTGCAGGGATGAAGTACAATGTGATTGTAGCTCCGGGAGAGGGTGATATAAGTGCTAACGATCCTAACATTATATCAACCCTACTGTTGAAGCACTAATCAGTCAATTCTCAAAAGATCCTCTACAGTGTAGAGGTTCTTCATATATGGACTTACATCTTCTAGTACATATACCTCAATGTCCCCGTCTCTACGTGGACCTTTGATTATATCAAAATCACAATCGTTTACTTTTTGAAACATCGTTGCCATCTCACGTACACTGTATCCTACACCGTGACCCAAGCATTCAGTGTTATTAGCAGGCTTTTCAATTGCCATTTTAATAGCATGACATATTTCTTCAACGTGAACATAGTCACGTACACAAGTGCCGTCACTGGTTCTTTCATAGTCAGTGCCGTAGATAGTAAACTCACCACTGTCTTTTGCTTTGATTAGATTATAAAACAGTCCATCTGGATTAGTTGGCTTGACAACTGTAGTACCAATGACATTGTAGAATCTAAAAATTGTATAGTCTGACTCTGCCATTTTAGTGTAAGACCTAACTACATCTTCTGCGGCTCGTTTACTCACACCGTATGCACTTAGACAATCTTGTGCGGCACCTGTACTAGCAAAGATAAAGTTTTTAGTCTTTACTTTGTTCAATACATTCATTGTGCCATTCAAGTTAGTAATGTAGTAACTGATAGGTCGTTCTTGGCTTTCGCCTACATTGACTAATGCAGCCAAGTGAACAACTGCATCAAACTCTACACCCTCAATTGAGAATGACTTGTTGATATCAAGTTTATAAAACTTATCAATCTCTACTTGAGGTTCTACTAAGTCAAGACCGTGTACCTCATATTCGCCCTGCAGTAAGTCACATAGATGTGAACCGATGTAGCCTGAACTACCTGTAATTAATATTTTTTTCATTGCCATTCAAACAAACTCTCGTTTGTTTTTTCCTCTTGTGGTTTAAATGTTGGGTCTTTACTCAAATACGTATCATTGTCAGTATACCAGACAGTGATAAACTTGTATTTGTTAGATAATACACTTTCAAAATCTTCACGTGCTAAATGCTTTCGATCCAATTCTTTGATATAATCTCTGTATTTGACAGTTTCATATGTGTTAATCTTTGCGGCTTTTGTATTACTACGTTTACCTACAAATTCATCTAAGAACTTGATCCACTTTTGTGCAACATCATTGTCAAGTTGGTTGACATAATCAAGTGCTAACGATGGTTGATCTATGTCATACAATTGTTTTATCGTATCAGCGGCATTAGTAATGTGTACCTTATGGTAAAATATACTGTGGAAGTTATCAGACCAATCTTGCGTATCTAATACAACACATGGCATATGACCCAGACATTCTAAAAATGCAAAGGGATAGTTTTCACGCAAACTGGGCATGAAGAACACGCTAGAACTACGGATGAAATCTACTTTTTCTTGACCAGTTATACCTGCTTTAATTTCATAATCAGTAATGCCGGCTTCGGCAAACGCCTTTTCAAACTTCTTTTGTCCATTACTATTAGTCATTACTTTGCAAGGTAGTTTTGCTTCCTTCATGACTCTGATGTATGCTTCCGGGTTCTTACCTTCTTCCCAACGACCTATAAACAATACGCCTTTGCGATCACCTTTAAAAGGATCAAGTAATCCACGTTCGCTCATGGGCATTGGTAGTAGTTGACAGTTAGTTGCACCGTACTTGGTCAGTTCATCAATATTCTTTTGACTCTGTGTACCAATAATAATATCACTGAACTCCATATGCTTGTTATAGAAATTGTGATAACTATCTAAAAACA